CCGCACGACCTGCTTTATCAAGTCCTGCGTCTGTGTCAGGAATAATGACAGCGTTTTTAAAGATTTGTGTGTAATTACCTAAACGAGTAGTCTCAGTACGAGCTTCTCCTACGGTATCGTCACCTTCAATATGAGCATTGGCGGCTGATGAACGTAGTGCATCTGTCTGCCACTCATGGAAAGTGTTACTTGCTTTTACTTTCTTTAGCGATGAATAGAAAGGAGTTTCTTCAGGAGAGATGTCATAAATAACGTTCTCTAAGTCCTCACGAATACCTTTTGCATCATAACTGTCGAAAGTATTAGTTGGCTGTGCCATAATATTTCTCCATTATGTATTTAAAATTAATCCAAGTGCATCATCAATGCTACCTGAACCCTTCAGTTTTGCCTTTTGGCGTGAACGTACTTTTGCATTTGGAGTTGCCATTTTTTTAGCACCCGGTTTTAATACAGGTTTCGCAGACTTAGTTTTAACTTTAGCCTTTGATTTGCCTGAAATAATATCTTGATACCTCATAGCATCGTGCAATACCTTTATGGCTCGATAGTCGGATATTTGAGAAATTTCCTCAGTCGTATAACCGTACTGAGATTTCCCGGTAGCAACTAACTGCTCCCTTAATTTACTGGCTTTTGTAGAGTCAGCAAACTCAGGAATTTCTTTTTGTAAAATTTGCATCTGTTCTTGTAGATAAGCTTGTTTAGCGTTCTGTTGGGCAACACTATTCTGCTGTGATGCCTGTTGGAGTTGTGCCATTTGCCTATCATGGTTTGCCTTTTGCTCCTCGTATTCAAGGTTTTTTTGCATGTACCCGATAGGGTCTGCATCAAAATCTTCTTTAGTAGGTTTAACAGGCTCAGGTGCAAATTGTCCATTTTGGAGCTGTTGGTATAAATCAGCCATTTGCTGACGTTCATTAGTCAAGGCTTCATAGACTGCTTCGGCTTCTTTTTTAGCCGCCGCAACCTCTTGCATACCTTGTTGGACGTACTTCTGTCCACTATAGCCTTGCTTTAAGTCTTCTAAGGTTACCTCAGATTCCTGACCATTTACTTTTACAGTATATCGTTCAGATTCTATAGGGTCTTCTAGACTGGCATCATCTATTTGGTCTTCGTCATCCTCATAATCCGAAGCTTCAATTTCTTCAGCTTCTTCTGTTACTTCTTCTTCAACTTCATCGGCAACTTCAGCCTCAGCAGATATTTCTTCTGTTTCCTGAGATTCTTCTATTACTTCTTCAGTTGTCTCTTCTACTGGCTCTAGAATGCTAGTAATAGCACTATCTACGTCAGTTATTTTAGGTTCAGTCTCGTTACTCAAGGTGCTGTCTCCTGTTTAAGTTTACGATTGTACATTGCTTCATCCGTTTTAACGGAGTCGAAGTAATCATCAATCTTTTGTAGCGCACAAATTATATTGTGTGCCTCCTCTCGCTTATCCGTAGTCGAATCAGCGTTTACAAAAACAGCTACTTGCTGTTCTGTAATTTCTTTTATAGCTAACTGAAACATATCATCAGCCTGTAATGTCTTCATTCTAGCAGATTTTTCAACAATTGAAAGTTTTGAAGCCACTAGAACCTACCTCCTAATACTGCTTGTGCAGGCGATTCTTGTGGGTATCTAGCTTCTTGTTGAGCCGCTTTAATGTTTTCTACATCAACCTTAGTACCATAATTACCTAGTATTTCTGCCGCTTTGATAATAAGCTCTTGGTCTAACTTGTCGCGTTCTCTGTCATCTACTGCGATAGCTTTTTGTGCTTCAATTTGTAGTTTCAGTTGTTGCATTTCCATTTGCTTATCTGCTTTGTATTGTTCTGCTTGTACTAATGCTTCAGCTTCGGTAATTTGTGGTGACTCAGCCGCCATCTGTTGTTGCTCTTGTATTAACTGAGCTTCTATTTCAGGATTAATAGGTTGAAAATACCTGTCAACATTTTTCACACCTTGTAAAGCTAACATGTCTCCAAGTGTATTGCGTATTCCTGTCATAGTAACTAAACCATTACCATTGCCATACTGTGTCCATATTTGCATTTGCATTTGAAGTGCTTGATTAAGTGCCGCATGTCTTTCTGCTTCTTGACCAGTACCTACACCGACATTTACTTGTATATCCATGCCTGTGTTCCATACTCTAGGGTCTACTGGTTGAAAATTGCCATGTAAGCGCATAAGAGTCTCTTCACAGCTATTTTCTACAAGTATATGTAGCATTAACTTAAATAAACGTTTCATGCCGCCCTCGGCGATATTTCGCGCCATTACTTCAATTTGTGCTGACCCTTGTTGTGCTTGGAGACGAGCCGCAGTAGCTGAGGTATTTTGTAATGCATCAGGGTCAAGACCCATTGAAGCTCTGCTTACACCAGTTTTAGCTTCTACAGCATCGTCCATGTATTGCATCGCAGTTAATACCTGACCTGCGACAAAAGGAGTTGCAATATCTACCAAGGCTTGGGGGGATTTCATTCTTACAAGACCACCAATCTCATTGTTCATTAAATCGTCTACATTAACTTGACCTTGTACGTAACCTTGTCTTGGTGAATTAGTTAATGCGACATTGTCCATCATTCCTCTCAGCATAGCTGTAGATGAGTCTTGGTCATTCATAACCAAGTCTGCAATACTACGACCAAAGAATGTGTGTGGCTCAGGGTCTATTTCAAAAATTGCAAAAGGTACATCACCATATGGCTCACACTCCAAAACTTTATCATCACCACCTGCCATTAATATTCTGTACATGATAGCAACACCAGTACCTTCTTTATCCATCTTCATGTAAGCTTCAGTAACTGCTACTTTCTTCATAGATACGTCTTGTGTGTTTTGCTCTTCGTCTTGCTCGTATCCTTTACGCTCAAATGCTTCTGTATCTGTGTATGAGTCATCTGAGCTTAAACCTGATAAATTAGATACTTCTTCAAAGTCGTAACCCATTTCAACTAAGTCACTAACTCTCATTTCTGTTCTATGAGCTACAATATATGCATCATCTACACTCTTAGCGTTTCTATCTACAACAAACTCTTCAGGTGGTACAGCCATTATTTTTAGCTCACCAGTAGCTTTACGATGACTAACTTTTAATGAATGCATAGATGACGATAGTTGATTACCCATCTCATCAACTTCTATCTCTGTCTCTTCTGTGTGTTCTATGACTTCTACATCGTCTTCATTAACAATAGCCGCCATTTCTTCCTCTGTGACGTTTGTGTATGTGTGTATTGTTGCTGACGTATTTTCTTCCCACCATATCTTTAAAACACCTGTTTTTTTAACAAGCGCATCATGTATAGCGTTATTAAGTAGTGTGTAACCACCTAATTGCTGAAACTTCCAATGTGCGTATTTAGTAGCTTGTTCTGCTCCTACAACATCTTCTTGGCTTGTTGGTATGTACTCTACAGGGTTCTCAGAAGACAAAAACACACGCATTAAGCTAGGTTTAATAGCTCTAATAGTATCTCTTACTTTAGTTGCTACAATTTTAGAACGTCCATCTTCTTGTCCTATGTCTGTTTCACCTTCAAAGTAGCGTTGTGACTTAATTCTGTCTTCAGCTATTTCACTTTCAACAAAGGATATTGCAGAATCTAGAGCATCTTTAGCTATGCTTTGTACATCATCATCTGTCATTGCTTCTTGCTTCATTATTGCTCCTCTGATAAGTAATCTCTAACTTCTCTAGCCTTAGTGACTGAACCTGTAATAAGATTTAAGTTTATACCTGAATACATAAAATTAGCTATATATTCTAAATCGTCTATAGTCTGTTGACCTTCTTTGACTGCATCATACACTTGTCTTAGTTTTGCAATAGCCGCTTTTCCTCGTGTCGCTGTCATAGCATTTGCAAGGTCTTTTAAAATAATCTGTTTGTCTCTTTTTGAAACTGCTTCTACTGCATTAATTCTTTGTATCATCATTCGTGTAGCTTCTACACCTCTACCTTCAGCTAACACTTGTTTTACTGTTTTTGATGCATCTGTTGCATCTGTAATAGTTTTATTTACATTAGCTCGTATTGCTGTCTTGCTGTTTTCTGCTACAGCAATTCGCATTTTTATAGCTATTTCAGCTTTATCTAAATCTTTTACTATTGCTTTAAATTCTTTACCACCTAAAACAGTTTCTAATATTTGTCTATTGTCTCTAGATGACAATATTTTAAATATCTCATCTAATTCTTTACTGTCAGGCATTCTAGAAGGTGTAGGTGTCATTTCACCTATTACTCTTTCAAGTTTTGCTCTAATGCCTAAGCGTATGTAATTTTTTTCCATATCACCGGCATCTTTCATTATTTTTCCTACTTGACTAGGTGTTACTGCTTTGTCAAGCATATCGTAACCATGAGCCAATGCATTTTCGCTTGTTATTTTATCTTGACCTAATTTAACTGCTTTACGATAATCCGGGTTTGCTTCTTTTAAAGCTTCAGATAGCTGATAACGTAGTTCTAATGCATCTTTTGCTTCTCTAGACATAACAGGCAACATTCTGCCCGGCGCAGGTACACCTGCTGAATCAAATGCCATTTTACTTAACTCACGTTTAATAAAATCTAGTTGTTTCATTGTAGGCATATCAACTAGAGTTAAAAATTCTTTACCATCTGCTCCAATATTTCTTTTAAATGCAAGTTCTGTAGTATCTCCTGTACTTTTTCGTATGCTACTATTTATATTATTTAAAATTGTTGTGAGCGTGCCTTCGTTTATCTCATTAAGAGCTTCTTGCACTTTTTGCCCTTTAGGTGACAAATAATCTATTTGTTTTTTGTAGGCTTTTTCGTAGGCTTTTTCTCTTGCAGGTCGAGTTGCTTTAGCATTTTGTTTAGCTATATCTGATGGGTCTTGCCTAATAGTAGGAAACTCATCCATAAATGGTATTTCAGCAATATTTTGGTCAAGACTTGTTGTCAATCCTGCAAAGTTACTTGATACTCTATCTCTTAATACTTTATTAATTTGTGATGCACTAACTCCACCTGCCGCCGCTACAGCATCTGTTATTACTTGTGTAGCTACGTCAGCATCTGCAATCATTCCACCATCAGCACCAAGACCGCCACGTCTAAGGTTTCCTATCATTTCTTCAAGTGAAGAACCGCCTGCATTTATTGTGTCTTTGATTATTTCTGCCGCTTCATCACCTATACCAAGCAATGCACCAATTGTTCCTGTGCTTTCGTCTTTTAATCCTGCTATGAGCCTTTGGTATCCATACGTTAAAGGCTGTATCAAAGGATTTAATACACCACCTGTTACTGCGCCAAACATACCTTGTTCTATTGATTCTTCTAAACGTTCACCTTCTTCACCTGCACCAAACCCATATAACAGACCCTCTGAACCACCAATAGCCGCACCAGTTCCACCTAATGCAAAAGTTTTAAAACCCCTTGGTAGATTTTGTATCCATTTATATAATTGTTTTGCTTTTTTCGTAGAGCCTAATAAATAACCAGTACCTATGCCTCCTGCTAAATTTAACGCTATTGCACTTTTAGGATAAGCAAGGTCAAAATCAGCATCAATGTTTTTTGCTCTTTCTGTAATTTCATCACCGGGTTTTACAAGAGTTTCAGGCAAATCAGGTCTAGCGGAGTCACCACCTATAGCGGCATTATATAACCAATTTATGCCATCGTTTATAGCTCCTACAGCTTCATCTCTGTAACTACCACCTCCGACAGCACCTTCTATCAAATTACCAGTTAATCCTGCTGTGAAGTCTATTGGGTTTTGTGTTATGCCTACATTTTTCTTAGCTTCTAGTATTTCGTACACTTTGCTTGGATGTTCAGTTTCTTGCCCTTGTGCCATTGCCATAGCCGCCGCAACAACTGACTCATCATTAGAAACAATACGATTACCTTGGTCTATGTAAGCCATACCTGTAGGTGTTTGTACAACTACTTGCTGTCCTGCCTCATCAAGTGTAGCTATCACTTCTTCTTGCGGTCTAGTTGATTGCGTTATGTTTTCTGATGCAGAAGGTTGTCTAATTACACCATCATTAGTCAAGGTATTACCCATTTGGTCAGTAGTGACAGTTTCTTGCATGATTGGCTCTGTTACAGCAACATTACCACCTTCTTGTGCTATGTAAGCTTTGTCTATAACGTTTTGTGGTGTAATAGCTTCTTTTATATCACCATTTGGATACAATTCTCTAATAATACTTGCTATTTCGTTAGCATCAGCAGTATTACCTGCTTGGTCAGCTTTATTTAACGCTAAAATTAAATCTGCATAAGTTGGCATTACTGTCCACCCGGATTTAGATTATATTTATTGACAAGTTCGTTACCTCTCTCTGCACTTACTGTATTTTCTACAAGTGGAGGCTGATATACAGGCAATGGTTCGACCTCAATTCTATTTAGTTTTCTAGTTCTATTGTAGTCTTCATAATATCCTGCATCTAAACGTGAGTTGTATTCTTCGATGACACGTCTTGAATATTTACGTCTGTAATATGTCATTTGTTTTAAAGCTTCAGGAGTCATCTCTAATTGACCTGTCATTACTTTGATTAAGAAATCTCTTTCTGCCGGTGTATCAATACCACGTGCGCCAATACCTAATATAGCAATCATGCCAAATACATCACTACCAAGCAAAGCTTCTAGTAATTGTGTATTAGTAGCTTTTTCTACAGCTTCATCCATATTAGTAAATTGGGCAACAATTTCATTTAGTTTTTGTTTTACACCTTGGAATGCACCAAGATTTGCTTTACCTGATTCTACCAATTTTAAAACTTCATCTAGTTTTTTAATATTTGTATGAGCTTTTCTTACAGCTTCAATATCTGCTAAATCTTGTGTTACAAGAGCCGCTTGCAACTTTTTGTCATATTCAGCGTTTGCCGCATCTTCAGCACCTAAATCAATGTCAATAGTTGTATTACCTTGTCCATGATTTAAGAAAAAGTTTTGATAGTCTTCAGTACCCGGTTCGAGACCTGCTTGTTTAGCTCTGTAGTCCATAAGCTTCATTGAATCAGTCTTGCCATCGTCCGGTGTAAAATTAGACACAAGCGCAATCTTTCTATCCATCAATTCATTTGGTTTCATACCACTTTGTTGTGCTAACAAATCAAGCTCATTCATTTTCTTTTCAAACTCTGCTTGTTGTACTTTAGGAATACCAAATAGTTCTAACATATCAGGTGTTAAAGTACCATCTGCTCTCATTTGTGTGTACAAAGCTACTTTCTTTTCAAAAGAATCTTTTGTTGTGCCAATACCCAACAAGTTTTCCATACCTATTTCTCTTTGTTCAGCACTTAATACACTATCTTCACTATCGTCTGAAAAAAGTTTAAATTTTTTGTCAAATTCTGTTTCAACAGCAGTTGTAATACCTGCTAACGCTTTTTGTTCAGGTGTAGCATCCGGGTTATTTTTAAGCCATGCCATTTTTTCTGCAAATGCTGATAAAGGTTCTACTTTAGTTGCCATTGCAATAGCCTCTGCCGCAGGTAACACTCCTGTCTTAACCATTTCTGCTAAATCTGTCCTACCATTGGGATAGTTTTCTGACTTCATACCTAATAAAGCTGTAACAGTAGCGTTTCTGTTTTTTGTTTTAGCATCACCTTCACGTAAAGCAGTAATTCTGTTCTCAAAACTAGTGTGCATGCCTTGGTCAGGCTCTAAACGCATAGAATTAAAGCCTTGTCCTAGTCTGTAAACTTGTTCTTGTGACATACCGGCAAATAATGAGTTGCTTACATTGGTAATACCACCCATAATGCCTTGTTGTTCTTCATCGTCCTTGCCACCTAAGAGACCTCCTCCTAATATTGCTCCTCCTAGTATTTGTCCTAATCCTAATGCCATTTTTATCTCCTAGAACGGGGTTGCTTGGTTACCGGTGTAAGCGTTAGCTCCTAAAGTTAGATAATCAAACAGACCCGGTGTCTTAGTTTGTGTAACTGTTTGTGGTGTACTTATAGGGTTGGCGTTTAATGCTTGAGTTAAATAACCAAGACCTTGTGCAGGCTGATTAACAAAACCTTGAAACTGTTTTCTAGCCGCATCAAATAATGCTTGCTGTAATGCTTGCTGTTGTGCGCCCTGTGTAGCTAGGTTTCTGTTAACAGTCTGACCCATACCAAAACCTAAATTAGACAATTGACCTAACTGATTTGCCGCACCTAGTCTTTGTTGTGCGCCTGCAAGTCCTGCTTGTTGATTAGCTAGGTCTGCTTGCATTTGATTTGATATATCACCCATACCGGCTTGTTGGTTAGCGAGTTGAGCTTGAAAGTTATTGCCAATGTCTTGTAATGCCATGTTCTGAGCATTTTGAAAGCCTGCTTGTCTAAGTCCTGCTGATGCTTGAGCTAATTGACTAACAGTATCTCTGCCTATCTCACCCATAGCAACACCATGTCTACTACCACCAAATGCTTTAGCGGCTTGAGCTTGACCTTGTAAGTTGTTCATACCCATCTGTGCGCCACGTAGTATGTCCGCCTCATTAGCCTTAACTACAGCATCTTCATATGGGTTTGTGTAAGGTTGCATGTTTGTACCTGCAAGAGTCTGTGGTGTTACTGTTGTGCTTTGACCTATTACACCAACTTGACTAGGATTGTATGCCATTCCTGCCGCAGTACCCATTCCTGCACCTTGTATACCTTGAGCCGCTAGGCTATTTATGTTTGGTGGAGTTGTTTGACCACCGGGTAGTCCTTGATTAGCCATTATAATTTCCTTTGTTATAATCCATATCTGCCACCGATACGTGGATTGTTAGTTGCTGTGTATTTTTTAACTGATGACTTAGGCTTAGATGAACCGTAATTACCTACACCTGCGGCTCTTTCTTGAGAGATTTGATTTTTGATTGTACTATAATCTCTTGTTGGTTTTAAATTTCTATAAGCATTATCTGACTCACTAACTGTGCTAGTTGGACTAATTTGGTCTGTATGTGCTTTAGTTTGAAAATGGGGGTCATCGTAGTTAGGTGTAAAGTTATTCGATGGGCTAGGTCTTGGAGTGACACCGCCACCGCCACCGCCTCCTCCTCCGCCACCAAATGGTGTTTGTCGTGCTACAATAGCAGGTACAGCATTACCAAATAAGCTGTTATATGCCGCCATGTTTGCAGGGTCTCTAGCTGTGAGTTCTTTAAGTGCTTGGTCATATAGTCCAATAGAGCCATAGCCTCTCATGCCATTTGCGTATGTAGTTGCTTCGGGCATTCCTGTGGTAGCTGTAAGATTGCTATTAGGGTCTAGCAAACCAAATGCTTTAGCCGCTCCAATGTTATTATTCATTGCGGCTTCTTGTGCCGGTGTAAATGCCGCTACTTCTGCGCCTGTGTATGGCATGTATTTGAGTTGCTGTACTTGTTCAGCTCGTCTAATATTTCTTTCTGCCGGTTGTTGTATCCAACTTGGTATAGTTGTCTCTGTTTGCTTTTTACCGCCTTTACCGCCGCCGCTACTCATGTCAAAACTCCTTTAATAATGTTGTAAACTGTTCTGACCAACCTTTAGGTTCAAGAATTTTTTTCCATCCTCTTCGACCAGTAACAGTCATCCCTATACATCCTTGGTGTTTGCCCCAAGTTATTGCATCATCATGCATATCTGTAATTTGATGTATTCCGTAACCTTTATCGCCGCCTGCTAAGAACACATGTAACACTTTCTTATTAGGATACACTACAATTTCGGTTACTGCACATCCGTTTGACCCCATCCACAGTTGGAAATCACCACTCATAACACCATCTACAATGTCTTTAAAATTATGGGTATTGCCGCCTTTTTTAAGTGCTGACTCTATCCATGCTTTACCGCGCATTAAATCTTCTGTTATGCTCATGGGTCTAATTTTATCCTAATCCAAGCTCCATTTTTAGAAACTACAGGGCAATCCTGAGCTTCATCCCACATAATAATGCCATCTTGTGTAGCTTTACTATCTGAATTATAAAATTGTAATTTGTTTCTAGTAGTTGTTATAAAAGTATTTAATCGCTCACCCCAAGGCTTCCAATCTTTTCCTAGTGGCGGTGGAGGTGTTTGTATACTCATCGCCTACCTCCTGCATTTGCTTCTATACGCATAACACCTGAACGCCAATTGTCATTACCTGTACCTTGTACTTTAATGCGCACTTGTCTACCCTGAAAGCGTACATCTGTAGGATTACCAAGCGTAAATGCACCATGTGATGTCTCACTATCATTAGGATAAAAACGTGTCTTAAATGTAACTTCTACTTGTCCTTGTGTTTTCTCGTCAGGTATAAGTTGTGTAACTTTCATAATATTGTCACCATTACCAAGACTGATTGAACCTGACTCAGCATATGGTTTAGTTGTGCCATGTGTGTAACCTGTTTCTTGGTTATAAAGATTACCACTTGCATCTGCCCATATTGGATTGCTGTATATTCCTTGGTCAACTCCTGCTGTTCTATCTAATTCACCAGTAGACCAATGTCCTTCTTTGTAATCTAATGCTACGTACCTGTTATTTTCATTAGATGTACCTGATGGATAAAACCACCATATTTCACCATGTTGTGAATTATGTACAGCGTAAACTTTACTGATTTGTGACACGTTCATGTCATCAAATACGTAATCTGAAACTTCACAAGTAATTTCTCTTGCTGATGAGCCATCAAATTGAAAAAAACCTTTTTTACCCATCCAAAAAGCGCCTTCATCAATTGCTACTGCTCCACGTCTTGTTGCAACACCACAAGCTGTTCCTACTCTTTCAAACCCATAAACAAATGGTGCGCCTGAGTATGATGCTACGTGTGCATCGTTGTCAGTAAGTATTAAAGTTCTACCTCTCATACGTAATCCACACATTATTTGACCTGTAGTTTGTAATTCAAAATCACCTGCTTGGTTTGTAGCTGAAGGTGTCCAAGATGTATTGTTTTCTTGGTCACACCATTGTACTTTACGTGGATTTCCACCTGCACCTAAAGCAAAAACAAATCTCTCTTCTGTAACAACAATACCATTGTTGCTAACTGGAGCATTAGTAACTTGTGCCGCTACAACACCTGAATTTAGTTGCCATTCATATATCTTGCCATCTTTAGATGAACAAGCTAACAAATATTGACCCCACGAATCTAATGACCAAGTTGTTGCTTCATCATAAACACCTGAGCTTGTTGGAGCTGAACCCCAGTTACCTGCTCCATAAAAACCACCACCATAACCTAGATTTAAAGCCGCGTTTAAATTTCCTGATGTTAAGCCTGTTGGGGTTATGTCATATACTGTACTTGAAGGATTTACATAATATAATTTGTTATAAGTTCCTGCCGCTAAATATGAGTCACTTGAATTATCAAGCCATGCAATCATTGCTCTTGGTGCTGAGGCAAATGCACTTGTTTTTCTACTTGTCCATCCACCAACTGGTCGCATCGAGCCATCGTGCCATCTAACTAAACTTGCATCCCTCCATCTGTTTGATGCCTGAAAGTCTGTACCATTTCTGTATTGACCGGGTGGTATGTCTAAAGGTATTAATGCCATAATCTTATGCCGCTATTTCTGTCCATGTGACTGTGTTATTAATAATTGTTTCCCATTTCTCTCTACCTATCGTAGCTGTACCTGATGTAGCACTCAATGCCCCAGTTGTACTTTGTACTCTGTTACATGTTGCTGTAACAATTGTTGTGGGTTGCGATGTAGCATTAGGTTGTTGAATTCTTTGTGAGTCTGAAGCAACAGTTGATATAACTTGGTTACTTGGTGTATTTGCTGTTCCACCCATTGCTGAATGTAACGCACAGTAGTAATACAGCGTTATTAAATTATTAATAACTACAATAGTGACTTGCGTTGATGAGTTATGAGTAACTCCAGTAGTATATTCTGTACCACTTCCATGTGTGCCATCTGAAGTTGTTGAAAACTTTAATGGATGTGCTGATGGGTAATTAAAGACATAGGTGTTACCTTCAACTAAATACAACGTAGGTTGTTGCACACCATTAACAAAATATTTATTAGAGCCACTAACTGATGCTACCGTAACAATATCTGTAAATGTGTCGCCGGTGGAGGCAATACCACCTCTTGTAGCAAATCCTAAAACGGTAATACTAGCGTTAGCAGTTGGTGTACCTGAACCAAACCTTACTCGGTTACATATAGCGGCAACTGTAGCTGTTGCACTAAGTGTAGCCGCACCATTAACCATAAATACACCTGATGCTGTAATTGTAGCTGTTGCACTTGGTGTAGCACTACCTTCCCTTACTCTTACAATTGTAGAAGCAGGTGTTACTGTTGCACTTGAGCTTGATGTACCACCACTTGTCCTTACTCTAGTACCGTTACCAGTAGTATTAATTGTAGTTGTTGATGTGCTTTCAAGTAATACAGAACCTTGAGGTATTCTTCGTGCATTAGCTGATATTGATGCTGATGCATTAACGGTTGCTGATGCAAAATTAACTTTAGCACCACTACAAGTTATAGAAGCACTACTTGTTACAGTTGCACTTACATTTAATGTTGCACTTGGTGTAGCACTAATTGAAGCACTTGCACTAACAGTTGCCGCACCATCTAAAACCTCGCCTGTACTATAAGCTAATTGACCGTATTTATAACTGCCATAAACCGACATATTTTTAGTCTAGCGTAATATCTAGGTCACCTGATGGAACACGAAATACGTCACCAGTAGCAATAGCTTTACTTGACGATAGTGTCGCATAAGCCATTAAATTACCTGACGTTGAAGCATCAAATACTCCAACATGTGTAACTGTACCCCAAGAACCTGTAGCAGTTGGAAATTCTACTGCCGCATTGTTACTTGTTGTATTGCCTGAAGTTGTAAATGCTACCGATTGTCTTGCATAAGCACTACCTGATAATTCAGTTCCACCACCTGCTTCGCCCGGAGCTGATGTAAACAAACCTAAGTAATGTGTGCCGGGAGCTGTGTAAGCCGCACCTGCAAACACGTGGTCTAATATCTCTGTTTCTAAAAAGTTTGTAAAACTCATACTAATCCTCTCACTTTAAGTGTTAATCCTGACCCACTATAACGAGCTTGGTCAGAATATTCATTTAATCTAGCAACTGCGGCAGAATACATCTGCGCCCAAACTGCTACCCTTTGGTCTTCTGCTAGATACGGTGCTGAATGTAATAACGCTCCATAGAGGTATACATCAGGCGCTTCTAATAAAAGCCAATTATCTGTGTTGGTTATTAACGAAGGTATCTTCTGATAATAAAGCAACTCAAAGTCTGTGTCGTTTCCCGGAGTTGGGTACAATTGAAATTGTCCATCTGCGTGTGTGTACATACGAGGTGTGCCTGTGGCATTCTCGTTAGCGGCTCTCTTGTCCGCCATTGCATCTCTAGAGACTAGGTTAACAACTGTAGTGCCTGAGCCTGTAAGATGTAATTTTATTGTTTCAATCCAGTCTGAAGGTACTTGCATGTATTCATCACCACTAGATTGTTGTCCACTAGACCTTGCTTCCATCTTAAAGTGTCTAATGTCTCTGTTTATTTGTGCCTCAGCCAATGTAATAAAGTCAGGTATTACTGCTGTAAGGTCATCTCTGTTTAAGAAATCAGCTATAGAAGCTTTTAATCCTGTGTAATTAGATAAAGCCATGTTACATCCCCAATCTATATTGGCTTGTTACTTCATAGCCACTTGGATTGATACTACCATTCTCAAGTCCTGCAATAAATGCTTCGTATTGTACATCATTAAGTTGTGGCAATATTTCCATAACATCTTTTAGTTCAGCATCACTTAATCTAGACAATACAGCTTGTGCATTATCTCGCATTGCCGGAGTAGTAAATCCTCTTGCATTACTAAATCCAAGGTCACGAGCTGATGCGCCAAGGTTATTTGTTGTAATGCTGTTTATAATAGCATCATCACGCATAGCAGGTGTATCAAAACCTCTTATTGTACTAGCAGTTGTAGGTGTAGGCTCTAAGAAACTGTCACCTGTTTCCGGGTTAGTTCCTGCGAACATGTCCATCAAGTATTGTGTACGTTGTGTCTCTCGCTCATTATTTGCAGGAGTGTCTAGTAGTGACATAACTCCTCCTTTAATCGGAGCTAGACCTTTAAGCTCTGCAATCATCTCTTCTAATGTCTTTGCCATGCTGTCTCCTGTCTAATTTAGCAATAGTATATCATTTTTTATTATAGTAACCCTTGTTTTTCTAGACCCATTAATAAGTCATGTGTAATTACACCTGTTGGTGGTTTCATCATTTGTAGTTTTCTAATGTTCTGAGGAGTGATATTATCTTTTGTAATTACCTCACCTGCATTGTTTCTGATGTCTGTGACTAAATCTAGTAAATGTAAATCTTGTTTAAATCTACCTACAGGCTGACCTGCCATTCCTGTGTTGTAGCTGTCATGATTACTAAAGCGATTAGCAACGTTATCTGACAAATCAAGCTGTCCTATGTTTTGTAGCGTGCCTTCTGTAGCATTTAACTGCCTAGGGTCTGTGTTAGCTATTCTCGCTTGTGGGTATGACAGCACACCATTGTCTTGACCTTTAGTATATATACCTCTGTTAGCTCTGAAGTTAACATCAATAATACTAGCTATAGCTTTTCTCTCAGCTCCAGTTGTACCTTTAAGAGGATTTTCAGATTTAATGCCTCTCCAGTTTTTATTAACTAATTGTCCAGTCTCTAAATCTTTAGATGTTGTTTTAATTAATTTATCAAGATGTTTAAGCTGTGCGTTATTTAGTCCTGCGAGTGCTGACTGCAACATTGTGTCTGTTGTTTGATGACTAAAATCTAAACCTTTAGGTGACATTCTAAATGGCAAGTATAAAGGGTCAGCTCCTGTTAGCTTTCTAGCTTCTCCTGCTTGTCTTATGATAGCGGCAGTTGCATCTCTGTGTGATGCCCATAACAAGTTTCTGTCTACATTCTCAGGTAACACCATAAAGTCTTGACCACCTTTCATTGCTACTGGGTTAGGAAACTTAGTGCCATTGACATGTGTTAAATAACCACCGGCACGAGACAAGTCTGCGTAACTAGACACAAATGAGAATCCTTCTAAGTTTCTGAGGTCTATGTCAGGTATAAATATATTACTTTCACCTTCTATCTTGTAATCTACATCTGTGTCACCTGCAACAAGAGCATCTTTATCTGATTTCCTTGTAGCAAATCTTGGGTCTAATATACCTTCAGCTTTATATGAAACACCTTCATTACTTGGTGTGTTTTTATCAATGTCTATGTTCTGTCTTTTCTTTATTGTAGCAAAGTCTGTGTCATAAATAACATAATTACGTGGGTTATTGTCAGGGTTACCTCTACCTTTGTCACTAGCTTTTGCAAATCTGTCATTAAATGACATCCCTTTTATACCTTGCATGTTAAGATATTCTGAAGTCATCTTATCCGCTTTTCTAGTGAGACTAAGAATACTCATGTTAGGTGTCATCATTATTTCATCTAACATTTCATTTCTAATTTTTGCATACAACATTGCACCATCTGCATCATCAGGTAAGCCAAGTCGATTCATCTCTGCTTGTACAGCAGGTGTTTGGTCTAGTTTCTTGGCTTCTCTGTTAATAAATGTTGCTACTGCTTCATCAGTTAAATCAATTTCATATATTTGGTTTGTAGCTGTGTCATATCTCCCTTCAACATCTGACATAGTTTTGTTAAAAACTGCAATGTCTCTTGGGTCTGTTAAATTAGCTGACATGTCTGTTCGTATTGTTGCAGGATAATAACCACTAGCCGCTCTGTCTAATACTTCTTTTGCTATAGGATTTTTCTCCATCTCCATCAAGGCATTAAACTCTTCAAGCATCGTATCGTCTCTACCTGCATACTGCTTTGCAGTTCTTTCTTGACCGCTAATGTAAATGCCATAACCTTCAACTGAGTTGCCTGTGTTAGAGCCAATCTTGTTCATGTCTAATTCTCTAAAGATTGCACCTGTGCTGTTACCTTGGTGTCCAATCAATCTAGACATGCCCATGTTCTGACTGTAGATTTCGTCAACTGATTTACCAAAGTCAGCTATCGTATCCATACCTTGTGCTACTGCAAGCTCCATCTCGTCATATGCTTTTCTCATACTAGGAGCTGTTAGTTTTGTAGCGGCTTTTAATCCTGAGCCAATGCCGAGTGCCATAGCTGATGTAGACAATGGTCTCTCTTGAAACTCTTTTAGGAATGCTTCCTTGCTTCCATAAGTGTCTAGCAGTCCTTGCTTTGCCTGAGAAGCTTTCTCCATGTTCTCTTCTCTGCCTGTGTAATTAAACAGACTGTCTAGTGTTTGAGTTGTTTTAGGAAATGCATGACCAATTGCACCTGATGCCAAGTCTCCCATCTCTTCTGCAAATACAAGTGGCTGTTCTAGGATTTGTTTAAACTCTGCACCACTTTGATAAATGTCCGGAGCTATGTTTAATGCTGTAGTTCCTACGCTAAAGTCATCACCTTCTTTAACTTTATTGATGTTTGTCATTTTACTGAATATACCGCCTGTTATTTCATCAGCGTTATTCCACATCATGCTTAATAATCCGTTCATACAATACCTTTTAGTTTACGTCTTATTGGTTTATCCCAGTTCTCGTTGAATGGTTGATAGCCTACAGCGAGATACCTCATCGAATCGCAAGCATGACTTGACCAATCGTGTTTTGGTCTCATTCTCCATGTTTTACCATTTTCATCCCAATCACGTGAGTAATTATTTAGCGCATCCCATAGCTTTTCAGTCTTAACTTCATCAAAGTAACACTTATCGAGCAGAGTTCTAACCTGTTGTATGCCATCATCAATCAATAACTGTGGTGCTATCTCAATGTTATGGACTCCTAGGTCTTCAAGCATCTCAATCCTACTCTTACCTGAGCCAAGCTCTCTGACTCTGACATCATGTGGGAATATATGTTGGTCGTATACATAACCCTTATCTTGTAGCATCTTTACGTAATGCTCGAGACCTGCACCTGATGCTTCGTAATAGTCAATGATGTGAACCTCAGCTCCTATGAATTGTGAGAAGATAACTGCTGTTGAATCGCCCACACCTAAATCCCAACTCGTGACTACACCTTTTGACCTGTCGTATCTAACTGTAGTTAATCTGTCTTCATCTCTAACTCTGCGTAATTCATTAGCGTAATAACTGCCCTCTGTAAAAACCAAAAACCCGCCTTCCCAAATCCATTCGTATTGGTCAGGTCTCTTCTCTTTGTCTTCTAATCTTTGAGCTTCAAGTACATCAGGAAACCAAGGGTTGTCGTGGTAGTTCATTTGCACTATCTTACAATCTGAAGGGAAACTTTGTCTGAATCTTTCATGTGTTGCGCTGTACTTTGATTCAGGATTCCATGTAACCCACACCTCTGATGAAAAGCCTATGCTTTTGTCTTCTTCACGTACTGTTGGCAATAGTAAATCCCATGCTCTGCCGCTTACTTGTTCTGCTTCATCTACCCAAGCTATAAGAATACGTGACTGTGATTTAATACTGTCTAGTGAACGTCTCAGTCCTGCAAACACATAGGTTATGTTTCCATCCTTAGACCTGATGAAGCGTTCTCCGATTTCGTAATAGTCAGCAAGCCATGACACAGACAATATAGCAGACTTCACCTCAGCCATAGATGACTCACTCAATGAGTTCATAAACTCTCTGCCGCAAAGGATGCTTCCTCGAATGCCGCTCTTACCCCAACGATAGCCAAATACTGCGCTCATCAAAGCAAAACTG